NGGGCTGACCTGGTAATCCCCACCGCGCGTGTAGAGCGGTGCAGAGAGCCAGGGGGTCCCATCGACTAGGATATGGAATCGGAACGTGGTCGTGTTCTCGATCCACTTGTAGTGAGGGCTGGCCTCGACGCTCACCTGGTTTCCTTCCCCGATCACGTAATAGGAGAAGTCCGCCAGGATGATGTCGCCCTTCACGCCCAGGGCGCTCGCCTTATCCGTCCAGATGATCGGATAGTTGAGCAGGGTCGTCGGCAGGGCGCCCGACGTTGTGATCGTCCAAATATACTCGTTGGTGGTCGGGTTCTTGAGTTCCAGCATATCGGGCAGACAGCATGGGTTGATCAGCCAGACGCCTCGCGGCGAGTGCAGGAACGCGTGGTACATCTCGATCACGTCGGCGTAGATGATATGACCCGCGCCCGCCCGGTTAGGCTGAATGGTGCAAGGGGCGCTGATGATCCCCTGGGGCACTCCCGCGCCGTTGCCCTGGATATAGTTGTAGTCCGTCTCGTCGACGATGGCATCCCCGAAGAGTTTGTAAAGGAACGTCTCGAGGGCCAGGGCGTTGGCTCGCAGGAGCCGATCGGTGACGTAGGTGAAGCCCGACAGTTCGTGCAGTTTCAGCGTGACGAGTTTGAAGGCCGGTTCCGTCTCTTCCTTGGCCGCGCCTTCCTCGGTCCAATGGAGCCTGACGCCTCCGAAGCGGTTGGTCTTGCCCACGCCGGGGTCGCCGGTCTGATCGAGCGACGGGATCTGAATGGTCTCCCCTTCTACGGGAAGCACCAGGGCCCGGGGCCTGACGATGGCGTTCTCGCCGGGGATGGCGAGCAATCGCGCCTGGAACTGCACGGGGACCAGGAAGCCCCCGGCGGAACCGAGACCCACCTGAAGCGTCTTGAACTCCGCCAGTTTCTCCTTGTCGTTCTCCTTGACGGCTACGAGCCAGTCGCCGAATCCGCCTTTTCCCTCGCCACCGATGGCGTAGAGGCCATCACCTCTGCCCTTTGTGTACTGTAAATATTCAGGGTCGTACTCGCGGTAATAGTCGTCCATTTGGCGAGAGATATCGCCTAATTTTTTCTTTCGTTCTGATAGCATTGAAAACACCTCCTTTTCAAACGTAGGATGAAGCGCGTTTGCTTCCGCCTACATTGGCTAGGAGGTGTCAACCTCCCTCCGCCGCTGCTCCGACAGAGGATAACGCTCTATTTCGCTAGTTCCCAGGAACTAACGCTATATTCTTATGCTAGACTTTCAAATACCTTCTTCACATCCTCCGGCGTCTCCGCTTTCCCCAAGCCTTCCATGACGTCCAGGGAGACTTGCCAGGGGATAGTTGTGGTGTAGAAGGTGCAGAAGGCCGTCTCCGTCTCCGCTAAGCGTCTTAGGGCCTTCTTCTGCCATAGTTTTAGATCTGCCTTAAACTCCTGGGGTTCCCTACCGCTTATCATGATCGGGACCGCGGTGGGCCCCACATCCAACCCTGGCGGTATGGTGTAGCCCAACGTAGCCAGGGCGGTCTTGAGGGGGAGCCCACTCTTCACTAAAGAATGAACCGCATCCGCCCGGGCAGCCTCGTCCTCGGACATGATGATCGTGCTCTCGGTATCGAACCGAAGATATCCCCCCAGGGTATAGAAGAATTGCTGATTAAAGGCGTCCTCGATCCGTTTCGCTTCCGGGACCACCGTATGCGTCCAGAAGGTTTTTGCATGAGTGACAGCCGTTGCGAAATTGGCTGATTCCTGGGATAGCATATCCAGGGGTATCCCGAACGCTACCGCCACCTGCTTCCTGACCTCCCCCATCAGTTCCGGCATGGCGACATCTTTAGGCGGGGCCCCGATCACGTTAGCCTTCATACCCTGGCCTAGTATGGCCGTCTTGAACTTGTTGACGATTCCGCCGAACATACGATCCCAGGCTTCCGTAGCCCTTCGCTTCTCCGCCTCGTCGACCGTGCCTTCCACCTCGAAGATGATCCCAGGGATGGCCCCGTGCTGGAAAAAGGCATCGGCGAATTTGTTGGCGTTGATCCCCAGGTTGGCCGCATCGAGGGCCACTTGAGTCGGGGATATCCCCGGAAGCACGTCCTCGATTGGATGGTACAAACGAATATAGATGATTTCCTTTGGGTTAAACTTCTCTTTGGTGCTCCCCGCGTTGAACTCGAAGTATTTTATCCCCTTCTCATCGCGCTCGATTCTCATGGTCGAGGGGCTCAACCGTTGGAGATCCGCCACTTCGTTCCCGTTGCTAATGATCCGGGTATAGCCCGCCCCATAGACGCAGAGATCACACTCCAAGGTGAAGAAGAGGTCGGTCAGCGCCGGGGGCCATTTCTTCCATTCCCGCCTGCCCTTTAGTATCGACCAGGGGATCTCGGAGATCGCGTTGGCCCTCAAGAGGACCGCCCGGTAAATGTAGGCCAGATCCTTAAAAACCGCGCTCTCGTTGCCCCTGGCCTCCACGTTCTTCAGGTACTCGAAAAAGGTATTGACATCCAGGCTCTTGATCTCTCCCTGGGTTAGAATTTTCAATTCTCGCTTCATCTACCCTCCTATCACGGTGATCAGCGGCCCCTGGACCATGGGGAGCATCTGACAGCATAGCGAAATCGAATCGGGAATATCATCATGCGTTGCCTCCGGGAACGAACACGCCGCATCTATCAGCATCTTATTCCAGGGCCCTCTTACGAGTTTGACCTTCCCTTGCTCCGCCCTGGCTATGAACGGAGTGAAGCGCGTCAGTTTGTCCTTCTGGACCGGAACCCCCGATAAGGCGATCCCCGCCAGCATGGGCTCTCTAAGGAGCATATCGAGCATCCCGCGTTGCATTCCGACAGTTTCTATCCCCTGGCGAACCCCAGGGCCGTCCTGACGCGCTGTAGTGGAGATGGTCTTCAAAGCGTCCGGCCATTCCCACCTTCCATGCACCAGGTCGGCTATCACCAGGTCGCCCTCGATGAAGGCCATCTTCGCCCCGGCCGTGAAGTCGGCGCTCGTCTTGGTGCTGGCCGCCAGGTCCCATCCCCTGACGTATCGCCCAGGGGGCGCTTCCTCGATGATCTCTAGCCATTCTCTCTTGATAAGCGCCCCTGCCAGTTGAACGAACTCCGCCCCGTACTCCTGCCGGAAGATGAGGTCCGGTAAGTCCTGCCTGGCGTCCTCTATCTCTTGCGGATCGAGGAAGGGATTATCCCATGATGGGAACCGGAAGGCCGCCCAGTCCTTCTTGCCTTCCGCCTCTTGAAAAAGATCGTAAGCGTGATTGTGGCCCTTCGGCGTTGTGATGAACAAACCCCTTCCCCGCCTATCCGATAGCGCGGGTCTAAGTACCTGCTTCCAAACTTCGTCCCAGTTCTTCATGTGGGCCATTTCGTCGATCACCACCAGGTCTAATCCTTCGCCTCGCAAACTATCCGGGTTGTCGGCGCTCTTCACTTGCTGAAAGCCGCCGGGGAACGCGATCATCTTCTCCCCTTCCCTGATCTGGGCCTGGGGGATCTGCCGGGCCAACTGCTTCATAAGACGCCAGCCTATCGAGGCCACCGGGAAGGAAAGCGCGACCCACCAGGATTTGCCCCCGGTCGCGGCCGTCCTAAGCGTTTCTACCACGCCCAACCGGGATTTCCCCCAACGTCGCCCCGCTACCACCAGGCGGTATCGTTCCTGGGCCTGGCTAACGGCGTCTTGATTAGGATGTAGGGGAGGCGGGCTAATCCTCATCGTCACCGTCGCCCCAGGTCAGTTGAACGTCGGCGTCACTCGCTACGATGTGCCTCTCGACGGGCTTCCCGAACTTGTAATAAGCGAGTAGCCGCGCAAAGGCGACATCCCCGGCCTTAGCGCGTGCCAGAGCAACCGCCCATATCTTCCGCCATTCCTCCTCGGTCACTACCTCGTCAAGCGCAAGGATCGCGCGGTCCTCCGCCGATCTACGGGCACGCCCATTAGGGTTGCCGCTATGACCCGGTAGCCAATGTCCTTTTGCGTCTCTTTTCCCTGCCATTCATCCCTCCGAACCTAAAGATGCTGCTCTATCTAAGAAATAGGTAAGTTCTCGCGCCTCCCTACAATTCACGTGCTACCAGGGGGCGAAGGCCCTTGTCCTAAGTCCTGATGGCCCCACACCCGGCACATCTCCATCCGTCTGCATCCTTAACCCATTCCGTGATGAATCCGCAAAACTCACAAAATGCATATTTCTTCACCGAGCCACCTCTTTCTACCGCCTTAGAAATGTGGTAGAAAGTCTAGAAAGTGAGAAAGAGGTTTTTGACGTTTAGCCTCAACTTTCTACACCTTCTACACCTTCTACACTATTACCTCTTTCTACCCCTTCTATCATTTTAAGCAAGTCTGTAAAGCAGTTTAGTGCTTCCCGATGTAGTTCTGGCCGGGCGTGATAGAAGTAACCCCCTCGCATGGAGCGCCTTGCACGTCTTCCATACGGGCGTATGGCTCTTGCCAAGTTCCTTCGCTATGGAGCCCACGTCTGCCTCTTCCAAGTCCTCAAGCGCGGCCAATATATCATCTTCCGCCTCGGTCTTGGCGATCTCGTTCAGGTTGCCCACCAATTGCCAGGAGTAGGTCTGGGCCGCGTCGAACTCGACCTTTAATTGCAGTTCCGGCGCGTCCCTCGATTCGCTCAAGAGGCAATAGTCCCCGCTGCTCCGGTCCTTGTAAAGCCCCACCAGAACGTCAACGGCCCCAGGGAGCGCCCCGCTTCCCCTGACATCCCAAATCGGGTCGTCGATAGCCCCTTTGCGATGGTGGAACACCAGGAGCAGGGCACATTGATATTCGTGGGCCAGCCTTTGCAGGGGGTAGATCAACCTCCCCATGTCGGCGGCCTTGTTCTCCTCGACCTTGCCGGACTTGGCGCTCGCTAAAGTATCGACGATCACCAGCCCATAGGCCCCGTCTTTGCCGCCCTTCTCTAGTCTCTCCTTCAGGTCGTGGTAGCCCTTGTCGTCCAGGGGTTCCCAGGCCCATTCGTAGTCGATGGGGAGATCCGAGAGGGATTGCTGCATCTGCAACCGTCCTTTGATCCGTCTCGGGCTGTCCTCAAGGGCGATCATCAGCACCGGGGCCTTCGTGGTCGCCAGCCCCAAAAACGGCGAACCCGACGCCACCGCCTGGGCGATCTGCAGGGCCATGAACGACTTGCCGAGTTTGGGCTTTCCGGCCAGGACGATGGCCCCCACCGGCAGAAGCCCCTCGACCATCCATTGTATCGGGGCGAACTCCATGCCCATCAGTTCGCGGTGGGTCATCCCCGGCTTGTGGCCGTCCCCGGAAACGTCCTTGCCGTCCAATGTGTTCAGGTCCAGCCTCACCTTCGCTATGGCCTTGCGGAGATCCGCCTTGCGCTCTTGGTCGGTGGTGATCTCCAATTCGGCTTCCAGTTCCTTCAGCCCGAACCTGAGTGTGGCGACCTCCACCAAGAGAGGATCTTCCACGCCACGCTCTTCTATTGTCTCGTCCCAGGCTTCGTCTTTGAGCCTGGTCGTCAATTCCTGAGGTAGTCCTTTTTTCATCTTTCCCTCCCAAGGATGATTTACCGGGGAAGGGCAAGGGCCGGAAGGTTGACCCCCCCGGCCCTTTTTATCCAAGTGCGTGTG